AGAATACATTATTTGTACTAGCACAACTCGTCCAGCAGGTCTAGTGGCTCAGGACGAGGGTGTCAAGATTTACGAAGTTGACACCAAGAAAGAGTTTTTGTGGACGGGTAGTGACTGGCAGAAGTATCCAAGCCAAATTTCGACAGGAATCATTGTCAGCGGACCTACGCTTAATGGTCCTACAGCGGGCGCTACTTTACCTTTGAACCGTGTTGTGAACGGCCCTGCTTCATGGCTAAATTCGAACGTTATTACTATTCCAGTTGGCGCTGGTGGGATTTATCGCATTAGTTACGATGTTGCGGCCGTTTCTGGATCGGCCATCATGATTTCTGCTGAAATTAGAAACGCTGCTAAAGCAGCCAAAGGAATGAATACTACACTCGGTGTTGCACAAAACGGTACTTGGACTCAACATTTGCATGGTATGTGGGTAGTTCCAGTTGCTGATGGAGATACATTTAAAATCGTTGCTATGAATGCAAATCAAGCACAAGCAGTCAATAATTTTAGTTTGATTCGGGAATCTGATTCGCTAGGCGGTTAGAATGCGGATATTTAATATCGCTTCTACTGGCGATTTTAAGAAAACCGAACGATTTTTGAAATATTTAGAGAGTGGCGACATGTATAACGATCTTGATCACTATGGTCGTATGGGAGTTGACGCACTCTCAAGAGCCACACCCATAGATACCGGGGAAACGGCACATGATTGGGGTTATCAAGTAGAGATTACAAAAGAACGTGCTTCTATTAGTTGGTATAACATACACACTAATGAAGGCGTCAATATTGCTGTCATCATTCAATATGGTCATGGTACTGGAACCGGTGGTTACGTAGCAGGAAGAGATTATATTAATCCAGCAATGCAGCCGTTGTTTGACAAGATTGTCGAGGATGTTTGGAGGCAGGTGAGAAATGCCTAGTGTAGACGATCGAATTGTACGGATGGAGTTCGATAACGCTTCGTTCGAAAGAAGGATAGGCTCTACGCTTGCCAGCCTCGACAAGCTGGACAAAGCGCTGCAATTCAAGGATGCTGGTAAAGGCTTCGACGATATTTCAAAGTCGGCGGGTCGGTTCGATATTTCTCACATTGCCTCGGCAGTAGAACACATCGCCAGTAAGTTCTCGATCTTGGGTGCGGTTGGATTCAGCGCAATTCAATCCATCACACAAGCCGCACTCGGTATGGCCAAGAAAATTGGCGGGGATATTCTTGGTCCGATAATCACAGGTGGTACTGCTAGAGCAAAGAACATTGAACAAGCCAAGTTCATGTTCCAGGGCCTTGGAATCGACGTCGAAAAGGGTATGGATAGTGCCCTGGCGGCGGTTAAAGGCACTGCTTTCGGACTAGACGAAGCAGCTAAGGCGGCCGCACAATTCGGAGCGTCCGGAATTAAGGTTGGCGACGAGATGACTGGTGCGCTCAAGGGCGTGGCCGGTGCCGCCGCTATGACAGGATCTTCCTTTACCGAGATGGCGGATATTTTCGCTGGTTCTGCAGGTACAGGCAAAGTAACAAACATGGACCTCATGCAATTCGCTACAAGAGGTCTAAACGCTGCCGCAGCCATCGGTAAGGTTCTCGGTAAGACAGAGGCTCAAGTTCACGCAATGGCTACCGCAGGAACGCTTGATTTCAAGACGTTTGCCGGTGCTATGAACGAAGCTTTTGGTGCACATGCAACCGAAGCCAACAAGACCTATACCGGTGCATTGTCCAACTTGCATGCTGCTATGTCAAGGCTCGGCGAGGCTTTCATCGGTCCTCGACTTACTCAACAAAGAGATTTGTTCAATTCGCTGAGTCCAGCGGTTGATAAAGTTACCAAAGCTTTGAAACCTCTCTTTAATACCATTCACGGTATTATGGGGATGATGAACAAGACACTTATCAACAACATTAATAGTTTGGATTTCAGTCCTTTGCGAAAGGCTGTTCCGTTTATTCAAAAGGGATTGCTGAACATTTTCGATGCTTTCGGGAGAATTCTCAACGTAGGTAAGAAAGCGTTTCGGGATATTTTCCCAGCGTCGTTCGGATCCGTCTTAGTAACGGTTTCGGCTTTGTTCGCTAAGTTCACAGAACATTTGCTGGCGAGTGGGCAAACACTTAGCAAGATTCGACGGATATTTGATGGCTTCTTTGCAGTTCTATCCATTGGATGGACGATTCTCAAAGAGGGCGCCAAATTTATAGCTCAATTGGTTACTTCGCTAACCGGACTTGGCTCCGGGGGAATTCTCGAGTTTGCAGCCACAATTGGCGACTTCTTTACGCAGCTTCAGAACGTGCTGGTAAAGGGTGGCGGGATCAAAGATTTCTTCAAGAATCTCACGAAGTGGATCAAGGATCCTATTCCATATTTGAAGGACGCCGCAAAGTTCATTGGACAACTGTTTACCGGATTTGATCCTGCAGTATCCGACAAGATCGCTGCAAGCATGGGTCGTCTTGGGGATCGTTTCTCGAGCTTGAAACGAATCTTCGATAGAGTTGGGGATATTTGGCGACCTTTCCAAACGGCCATGGAAAAGATTTTCAATGTTCTCGATACGATTTGGGGCGGTATCAGGGACTGGTTTGCACAACTCGGTCACAAGATTGCCGCTGTATTGGGCAAAGGCGAGTTCAATGATGTCTTGGATGCCATAAACGTCGGCCTGCTCGGTGGAATTGCGGCACTTATCGCCAAGTGGATGCATAGTGGTATTAACGTCGACCTAACTGGCGGCGTTATGAAGAGTCTGACAGGTACTTTCAATCAGTTGACGAATACTTTGAAGACAATGCAGCTGCAGATCAAGGCCGATGCAATCATGAAGATTGCAGAAGCCATCGCTGTGTTGGTTGCTTCAATGTTGGTGCTGTCTCTGATTGACTCTGCTGCCTTGACCAAGGCTTTGACTGCCATGGCGTTTGGTTTCGGCGAGCTCATGGCGTCGTTTGCCATCCTTAACAAGATGGATGCAGGTATCAAGAGCGGAGCACAGTTCGATCTCATTGCCGGAGGAATGATAGCTCTTTCTACAGCACTTGTCATAATGTCAGGCGCTGTTGCCATTCTTGGTCGTATGAAGCCAGGAGATCTCTTCAAAGGTCTAGCGGCCATAGGAGTCATGCTCGGAGGTTTGATTGCAGCGTCTAAGGGCCTCGAGAAGGCCGCTCCTGGTTTGATCCTATCCGGAACTGGACTAATTGCGCTTGCTACTGGTTTGACAATCCTTGCTGGTGCTGTGGCTCTATTCGGAACGATGAATTGGAAGACACTAATCAAGGGCATTATCGGCATTACAGCGGCTTTGGCTGGTATAGCTTTGGCCATGAACATGATGCCAGCAAATCTTCCGTTGACAGGCGCAGGACTTATATTAGTAGCTACAGCTTTGAATATTCTTGCTGGGGCTATGAAGATATTTGGAACTATCAATTACAGCGAAATGCTCCGGGGGTTTGTTGGTATAGGGGGAGCACTTGTCATTATCGGTGTAGCTATGCATGCCATGCCGATTACACTCCCGATTACCGCAGCAGGACTCGTTCTCGTAAGTCTTGCTCTCGTTCAAATTGCTGGTGCAATGAAGATAATGGGCAGTATGTCGTGGGGAGAGATTGGTAAGGGTCTCGCTACACTTGCTGCATCGATGATAATTCTTGTAGTGGCTACGAACGCAATGACAGGCGCAATTGGCGGAGCTATCGCCATAGGTATCGTCTCAGCTTCGCTTCTGCTCCTCGCAGGAGCCCTTTCAGCGTTCGCAGACCTCAGTTGGGGTGATTTGCTGCATGGACTCGTCGGAATCGCAGCGGCCCTTGCGTTGCTCGGTGTAGCTGCTCTAGCACTGTCTCCGGTTATTCCAGAAATGCTTGCTCTTGGCGCAGCATTGACTCTGCTTGGGGTTGGTTTCGCTTTGATCGGTGTCGGAGCGTTTGCAGTCGCCAAAGCATTCGAGACGATTGCAAAGGCTGGAAAAGCTGGCGCAGAGGCTCTTGGTGGAGCTCTGTATGCCATTGGAGAAGCCATTCCAAAACTTCTCCAAGGCGTAGCCCAAGGTCTCATTGATTTCGTCATGATCATTGGTAAAGCATTGCCTCCGTTGATGAAGATTCTTGGTGCTTTCCTTCTCCATCTTGCTGACACGCTACTTGCGTTGGTTCCGAAACTCATTGAGATTATCGGACAGCTCCTTGAGGGTGTTATTACACTGATGGTTGAGAAAGGACCCAAATTTATTCAAGCGGGATTGGATCTTCTTATTAACCTGCTTACTGGTATTCGAGATAATATAGATCAAATTACAATTCTTGTCGGGGACATTGTTACTCGGTTCCTAAATGCCTTCGCCACCGAGCTTCCTAAGATTACCGATGCGTTTGCAAACGTTCTTATTGCTTTCTTTACTGGCGTGGCGGAAGCCATGGGTAAGGTAGCGGGAACGTTGTTGCTCGGAGTCGGTATTGCATATTTGAGAGGATTCTTCGGTGGAGTTCTGAGCTTTGCTCCTGGTGTTGCTAAGTGGTTCGGATCCTTAGGTCTTAAAGTACTTAGCTGGATTGGAAACGTAGCTAGAACGTTGTGGGGTAAGGGTGTTGATCTAGTTACCGGTTTGTTCAATGGTCTAAATAATGTAATTGGTAAAGTAATGAACTTCTTTACTAGTATCGCAAGTAAAGTTCTTGGCTGGATTGGCGCACTAGGTAACACGTTAGTGAACAAAGGTCATGATCTTATTACAGGTCTATGGAATGGCATGAAGAATATTTGGGATCAAGTAGGTAATTGGATTATGACTCTTGGCAATCTAGCAGTTCGAAAGATCGGTGATCTTGGTGGTGCTCTCGTAGATGCGGGCAAGAAGGTAATTCAGGGTTTATGGGATGGTATGAAGAATGTTTGGGACAAAGTTACAGGTTGGCTAGGTGGTCTTGGTTCAGCAATTACGAAACTCAAAGGTCCACCTGTAAAGGATGCTGTTATTCTATACAATAATGGTAAATTGATATTCCAAGGTTTGCATAAAGGTATGCAAGAAGAATGGAAAACGGTTGAACAATGGTTGGGAGAAGTTGATCCAGCGGCAAGTCTTAATCCCAATATTGCTAGTAACATGAGCAATGCTCTTAATGGAGTTGTTGATCAACTTTCAGCTATGGAGGAATTCAATCCAACTATCACACCAGTACTTGATTTGACAAAGGTTGCGGACGAAGCCAATAAAATCAGTGGTTATATTTCAAACGCGACGTTGACTCCGGCTTTCTCAACC